GCATAGCTGTCACGTCTAAACTCGTGGAAGTTGACCAAATAGTCAGCTATGGTGTCTTTGCCGCTGCCAATGAAACCGCAGATTCCAATAATCATAAAAAAGCCCTCAATCAATAAGGGCTATTTTTACATATTTTAACCAAGTTGTCAATTAACCTGTTACCCAAGTCAAGGGCTGACTTCCGTCCACGTAAGTTTTGAGATCTTCTTCTAGCTTTTCCATTTCGGCCTGTGCTTCTTGTTTGAGAGCATCACCATTCAACTGTCCGCCACCTTGTGGGCCAGCAATTTGACTAAACTTGCTACGTGCTTCACCTAGGATACGTTTGCAAAAGCTGTAGGCATACTCTTGGATCCACGGAAAAGCGTAGGTATCATTGAAGATCATTTGATCTGGTTTGGTGTTGAATATATGCAACAGCACACTTTCTTGTTGATCTAGATGTGGGTGTGTGCCTTGCCACGGCATTTTACGAACAATGGTCAACTTCTTGGTAACCGGGTTAAATGTAAAGTTCATAAAACCGCCAAACATTTTCATTGCTAATTTTTGATAGTCAACAAACAATTCATAGTTGGTTAAGCCACCAACGCGACCTGCGGTCAACATATAAGTGTTCAAGTAACCCGATGCAAACGGTTCAAACTGGCTGGCAGTTGTGCCTGTCACTGATCCGATACCACGGCGGTAAATGGCTTTGACTGTTTGTATTTCCTTGGGCAGTATATATTCTTGTGTTTCAGGAAGCAGTTGTAAACTTGCATAACTTTCTTCTGTGCTGTTTTGTGCTTTTTGACGATACTTGATCAAGGCCTGTGTGATGCCCATTTCATAGTGTTCTTTGTCTAGTTCAACATCTACGATTCCGTCACCTAGACGCATACGGATATAATCAACAATGCTGGCTCGCATTGAATCGGTAGTATTACCGTACTGCCAATTTGGATCAGTTACACCAGGGAATGTTACTTCGGGATTGCCGTCAAACGCAATATGGGCACCAGACTGGCTGCCGGTATTGGCATTAAAAAGACTTCGTGCAGTTACGTTATTCTGCGAGTCAAAGCCCGATTCGGGTGTTACTTGATTAGGAAATGGTGTGGCCATTGATTACTCCGTTTATACAGTATTTATTACTGTACACGGAGTAACAAGGTCTCTTGATTGATGCGTCCGTTGAGTTTGGTTTCTGTTGCTCGAATATCTTCAATAAACTTGCGTAATTGTACCTTAGTAGCCTTGGCAAACTCCTTGAGTTTTTCTTCAGGTTTGCGGAGTGTTTTGGTAACACTTTTAGCAGTATCGAAGCCAGTAATGGTGGTTCCTTTGACGTTTAAGGGTCCTTGCAAACTGTCAGCTACATACTTGCCCAGTTTGCGTGTTTTACTGTTATAAACCCACAACTCATGAGCACCAATGATGTCGGCTGGGTTAATGCTGACTAAACGTAATACCTTATCTTCTTTGGCATACTTGAGCTTGCTGACTACTTTTTCTTTGCTTACTGATTTAGGAGCACGAACTTTCTTGGTGGCTTTTTTAACGCCACGATACTGTATAATGTCGTTTAAGATTTGATCAATAAATGTAAACACACGCTTGAAGTCGGCAGCTTTCATATGACTATAACCTTCTACCAATTGCTCATCCGCTTTTTCGTATGCACCTTTGAGCTCGTCAAATCGCTTTTGAAACAATTCTTCGTATTTGCTCAACTGGCTTTGCGGTACATTGTTAGTGACCAAAAAGTCATAGGGCTTGAAGTTGTATTTGGGATTGGTAATAAACTCATCGTAGTGACCTTCTAATTCACCAATGGTTTCTGATGTTTTTTCATTCATACGATCCTGAATGGTAGGAACATAGGCCTTGGGTTTTTCTTCTGCGACCACTTCTGTTTCTTCTTTGCCAGCGGCTCGGATGGCCTTTTCAATGGCTGTGTCAATGTAAGCAATATGTTCGGCCAGCAAGGGCATACCTTGACGATGCGCTGAAATTAAACTGCACACCGTCATTTCAGTGGCACGATCCGGGCTACGTTCATAGGCCTTGACTTCGTCTTTGCTGAATTCTTTGTTATTTTTAAGCCACTCAACTACGTATTTTTTAAGATCTTTTTGAGTATAAAAATAATTGTAGTAATAAAAACTACGACGTAGGTGATGTTCAAATTCTTCTTTGGGCATAGCCAAGGCACGGTCGTGATCCCACGCAGGTTCTGAACCTGTATACTTTTCATCCCCGAACAGCGGGTTGCGAGTAGCACGAACTTTGGCTTTTACAGCCTTTCCGTTTAGCTTGACCATTGATGCTCCTTAATTGTGATATATCCTAGTATAGCATTTTGGTAATATTTAGTCAACCGCACAAATGACCCCAACTAATATAGCCTTCTAATGTTAGTAAGCACTGATTTAACTCTGTTTCTAAATCTGCATACTTTGGTGTTACTTTGTTTGTTCGTTTACAGTTAATTAGTTCAATGTCCAATTGATCCCATAAATTTCTGCAGGCTCGCCACATACGGCGCAAATCTTCCCGCTGTCCCGGGGGCATTTCGACAATTTGAAAAAAAGCGGTGTCTATACGATGTTTTAGGGTATAATCGTGATTCATATTACTATTATAGCATTTTGACCATTACGGGTCAAACCCCATAAATACTACAATATAGGAATTAGATATGCCACGTTTAAGTCTTTGGAAAGACGGTCAACATTCAAACGATTACAAATTTATAGATCGTAGAATCAGCGAAATGTTTACCATTGGCGGCACTGGCATATTAGTAAACAAATACCTAGGTCCCATTGAACAAACTGGCAGCACCGATGCTACCAAACCTGATTATTTAAATCAAAGCGAAAAGAATATCCAAGACTTGCTGTGGTTAGAAAACCGCGATCGCAAGTATGACCATGACGTGTACAAGATGCGCGGTATCTATCAGCGCGGCGATTCAGACTTTGATCTAAGCCAGTTTGGCCTGTTCTTACAGACCGGTACAATCTTCATGGTGTTTCATTTGCGTGACATGGTCGATACCTTGGGTCGCAAACTGGTAGCCGGTGACGTACTAGAACTACAACACCTAAAAGACTATGACGCACTGGATCAAGACGTACCGGCAGCATTGAAAAGATACTATGTAGTTGGCGATGCCAGTTTTGCTGCCGAAGGTTTTAGTCCAACTTGGTGGCCGCACCTATGGCGTGTCAAACTTAATCCGCTAGTAGACAGTCAAGAGTACAAGGATATCCTTGATCACATCAAAGCTGGCCCAGGAACAGATACTCCAGTTGGACAGATTTTAAGCACCTTTGACAAATATCTAAATATCAACGAAGCTGTTGTTGCTCAGGCCGAAGCGGATGTTCCAAAATCTGGTTATGATACCAGTACGCTATACACTACTCCGTTAGATCCTGATGGTGCTCCGGCTGCACCGCCTGATACTGCGGACAATAACATTATCACAGCAGACAATGCCGAAGTTACTGCCGACAACGGCAGCAATTCCCCCGACTACAAAATTGAGGGTTATCTATCTGGCGACGGCCTGGCACCAAATGGTTTGCCCACTGGTGCTGGTATAGCATTTCCACAATCAGCCAACAACGGAGACTACTTTTTGCGCTTGGATTATTTGCCAAATCGCCTGTTTAGATTTAACGGACGCAGTTGGCTCAAAATTGAAGACAATGTCAGAACCAATATAACTCCAAGCCAAGATTCTAATACACAACGTATGAGTTATGTAAATAACAATAACACTTATACTGACAAGCACGGAACAGCTCACGCCGAAAAACAACCGCTGAGTCGAGCATTAAAACCTAAGGCAGATAATTAATGGCTGTACAATTTAACTACGACGGACAAATTCGTCGATTCGTAATACAATTCATTAGAATGATATCTGGCTTTCAGGTTGAGTTTGGTAAAAATTCTGATGGCAATCGTACACTACAAACTGTTCCAGTTTACTATGGAGCTGCTAGCCGTCAGGCCTCAATGATCTTGCGCGGCAATAGTGAAAATACTCTTAATGCTGTTCCTGCAATGGCCTGTTACATCTCTGGTTTAACATATGATAGAGAACGTGTACAAAATCCATACCACGAAGGCAGTATACGTGTTAACGAAAGACTATATAACGAAGATACCAATACCTATGAACCGCACTCAGATGGTTTATATACGGTTGATCGCTTAATGCCAGCGCCATACAAGTTGACAATAAAGTTAGATATTTGGACCAGCAATACTGAACAAAAACATCAGCTGTTGGAACAAATTGTTCCGTTGTTTAATCCTGGGATGGAAATACAAAGCACTGATAATTTCATTGATTGGACCAGTTTGAGTGTTGTGCTGTTGACCAATACCGATTACAGTAATAGATCTATACCAAACAACGAAGACACCATTGACATAGCCACGTTGACATTTGAAATGCCAATTTGGATCAGCTTGCCAAGTAAAGTTAAAAAGGGCGGCGTTGTAGCGCAAATTATTGCCAGCATATATGCCGAGGACGGCACATTAAGCAACGATGTTGTTAATAATTTACAAGGTTTAGTAACGCGACAACAGTTTACGCCGCTGGATTATGATGTATTATTTGTTGGCAATACGTTGACCTTATACAAATACGGTGTCACTGAAAGCGACGGTACTGTATACGGACAAAAAGTCAATTGGGCATCGTTGGTAAGTTTATATGGTCAATTGACCAATGGTATCAGTCAAGTTAGATTGACATTTGGCAGCCCCACAGGCCCGCATCAAATAGTTGGCACAGTGGCATTTAGTCCCACAGACTCCAATCAGCTGCTGTTTACACCGGATCCACTGACCTTGCCAACCAACACCATGACTCCAGTTGATGCCATTATTGATCCAATGACAGTAAATGTATCGCAGATGCACTTGTTAAATCCCGAGCCAGGCACCAGATATTTGATACTGAACCCAATTGGCGAAGCCAATACCGATCCTGCTATAGCCTGGCGTGGTACTCCCGGTACCAACCTGATTGCCAATGCCAACGACATCATTGAGTGGAACGGCAACTACTGGCACGTGGCATTTGATAGCAAGAACAATCCCGGAGTGCAGTATGTTGCAAATTTAAAAACCACTGTACAATACTGTTGGAATGGTGCCGAGTGGGTCAAGAGCTACGAAGGATTTTATAAATCTGGTATGTGGAGTTTGGTGCCGTAATGAAGGTTTACTCCGAGGGTGTTGGTGCGCTGGTTTATGCAAAAAACACCAAACGCTATCTATTCTTGTTGAGAAACAAAAGCAACCATTCAGGCAGTTGGTGCATTGCCGGGGGCAAGTTTGAATCCGACGAA